AGCACGCGCCAGCCTATGTGGCCTCCTTGGGATAGCTTCCTGAGGAGGTCAGGCTGAGCAGCGGACTTGCAGTGCTGATGATTAGGCTGGTCTTCTTATTGAAGGCTTCTTTCGTTGATGCTCTTTATTGGGCTTAGTGTGGAGTTGTGTGATGGATACGACAGATCCTTTAGTTATTTCTGGTTTCATGAGTGAGCATTGGGGTCGTAAAGCAGGAAGTCCTGCTTCACTCCCTACTTGGGTTAGGCATGCTCAGAAGATCTTCCCTGACGTAGACCTACTCGCTGAGGTACGTCTAGCGATGATGTGGGAGATGGAGAGGCCAAGTAGAGAGAAGAAGAACGTCAGGATGTTCATGTCTCGCTGGTTTAAGCGGGCTCAAGAGAACGCAGAGAAGAAAGGCAGAGGGACTGTTGTTGTCTCTATTGACTCAGCTAGATGGCTGAAGAGGAACAACAGGAAGCCTGAGCTAAAGCTAACTAGGTGGATGGACAGCAGAGGACCACTCACTGAGGAACTCATTGAGAAGTACTGCTCGTACTACGGCATCCCTACTCCTGATGACATGGACAGCGTTGTCTCTATCTACAACGTGAAGAGAGGTGCGTAGTGGCCTTTGACTCAGAGAAAGCCATCCTCGCTCTTTGCTTGAGGAGCCCTGTCGTTGTTGATGAAGCTACTGCTGTTGGAGTTAAGAGGGACCACTTCTCCTCTCCTACCCACCGCTTGTTCTGGTCTGCCTTTGTAGAAGACAGAGAGAGAGGCATCGGTCCAGACAGAGCCACTCTGACTGAGCGGTTCGCTGACAACGTGGGGGACAGAAGGCACTTCACTGACTGGCAGCACTTCGGGAAGGTGGTGGACGACATCACCTCTGTCCCCGCTATCAGGAAGAACGTAGAGCACTACGTCTCTAACGTGATTGAAACGGCGCGTAGGCAGTACATGGTTGATGCGGCTAGACGTATCCTTGACCACGAAGAGAATGGCTCCCCCTTCTCTGAGCTAATCAAGCTGTCGAGCACCATCACAAACCTAGCCTCCTGGGCTCCTGAGGGCCGTTCAGAGCCACGGACAGCCCATGACATCACTAAGGACTACCTAGACGACCTACAGGCCCAGAGGATGGGCTTGAAGACGAACACGCTTATCTCCACTGGTATCCCTGCTCTAGACAGCATCCTCAAAGTCAGACCTGGGCAGATGGTGATTATCGGTGGCAGGCCCAAGATGGGTAAGAGCGCTGTGATGATGACCCTTCTCTCTAACATCGCTAGATACAACGGGGCTCCTACGCTCTCTATCAGTGCTGAGATGAACGAGATGCAGATTGGAGAGAGGATTGCGATGTCTGAGGCGAACCTAGGAGAGACTGCAGAAGACCTAGAGGGAGTTAGAGGTAAGATCTTGTCTCGCTGGGACGGTCTGCCTGTCTATTACGACGATAAGCCTAAGAGCCTAGGCGCTGCTCTCATGTCTATCCGCATGCAGAAGAGCAAGCTAGACATCTGTGCCGCTGCAGTGGACTACCTACAGCTTCTGAAGCTCCCTAAGGAGAACAGCAGAGAGCGACAAGTGGCTGAAGCTAGCTCTGCCTTCAAGAGACTGTCTATGGAGCTTAATATTCCTATCTTTGTGCTCGCTCAGCTGAACCGTAGCTGCGAGTACAGAGAGAATAAGCGCCCCATGCTCTCAGACCTTCGTGACTCAGGCCAGATTGAGCAAGATGCAGACGCTGTCATCTTCGTTTACCGCCATTCTGTCTACGATGAGGACCATGAGCCCGTCTCTGACCTTGAGATGATCGTAAGAGCCCAGAGGAACGGTCCCACAGGCACTGCTCACTGCTCTTGGGAGCCCGGTAATGGCTGGATAACGGGAAGACGATGAGTGACACGCTACTCAAGCTGTTTTCTTACGACTACGGCAAGGACCACTGCCGCCTTCACGACCTTCCCTACGAAGACTGGCGCTTATTCGCCGCAAAGACCTACGCATACGCAGTAGAGCGCGGAGCGAAGGACGGGCTGCTCATTGTGGCAAGCTGGTTAGCCATGAGAGCCGCTACTTTAGGCTGGATGGACGACTTCGCACGCTGGGCAGATAAGTCTCACTCTGTTGGGACGCCAGACAGCGCCCTACTAGAGTCTCCTCGCTTCAGGGCGGCTTCTGTGAAGCTAGTGCGAGAGGAGCGCCTGTATGCGACTGCTAAGGTGTTCAGGCGGGAGTACGAGGAGGCGTTTGGCTACCCTCTGCACCTCATTACTATGGCGATGGAGATGAGATGAGGGTGTTTGTTGGATGTGACCCAGGCATGACTGGTGGGCTAGCGTCTGTAGACGCAGAGGGGAACCTCCTCTCTGTAATCGCCATGCCTAGAGTGAATGGGAGCGCTGGCCCTCAGGACTATCATGCGATTAAGGCATGGTTCGCTGAGATGAAGGGACTAGGGAAGGTTGAGGCTGCTCTAGAGAAGATCTCAGTCAGACCCGGTGAGGGGGTCAAGTCCACACTTACCGCAGGCACAAATTGGGGGTTCCTCAAGGGAATGCTTGTCGCAATCGGGGCGCGCTATGTAGAGCCCACCCCTCAAGCCTGGAAAAAACTCCTCTCTCTGCCTAAGCGGTCTGGCAAAGAGAGGAAGCAAGGAAAGGAAGACGCAGTAGTCCTCGCTACTCAGCTCTTCCCTGGCATCGACCTCACACCAGGGCGTAAGAGAGTCCCACATGATGGTATGGCTGACGCTGTGCTTATTGCTGAGTATGCGAGAAGGACGCTAGGTTAGCGCTTCATCTTGCTAGCCGCTAAGGCCAGGATGTCCTCTGCTCTGTTTGAGGGAGTTCCAAATGTCTCAGTCAGTCTCCGCTGACGAGCAGCCTCGGCAGCTTCGTCTCGCCAGCCGCCCCGCCTGAGTTGGTTTCGGTAGGACATAGCTTCCCGCTCCCTCGCAGCGATGACTTCATCCTCTGCGGCCCGCTCCTGTGCGCGTCGAGCGGCAACCCGTTCTCCAGCCGCCTCAATAGCTGCCTGGGGGACAGCTTCCCCTGAGATGCCCATACGCCGAGTCCAGGGCTGCTCAGGAAAGTAGCTACTCTCAAGCTCCTCTTGGACACGAGGACCGGGGGTGAAACGGCCCGCCGTTGGCGATGTTGGGTACAGCCTTCCGGCCACGCGGTCGGTAGCGTTAGCCAAGCCCGCGTAGGGGGGAATGTTTAACAGCCCGTGCAACCCACCAATCGTACCCCCCAGCGCCGCCCCAGCCCCAGCTCCTCCTAGGGACAAGGTGCCCACCGAGGCGGGCAATATCGCCGCCCCAGCCAGTCCGGTTGCCAGTAATCCGCGCAGCGAAGCGCCAATTGCGCTCTTCTCCTTCTCGATGGGGCTCATCGTGTCGTAGCTAGACCTACTCGGCACCATCATGGTCGCAGGGCGACTAGGAGCAGCCTCTCCCCGCATCACAGGGAAGGTCCCGCGAGGAGAAGACTGGATGGGCTGAGGCTCAGGCCCAGCAGCCTCAAGCCGCGCATCGCCAGCCCGGTTAAGACGAGCCATCCTCTCTCGTTCGTCACGGGCAGCAAGTTGTGCAGACAGGACTCTCAGGGCTTCTTCATTTCCAGGCATGACTAGTACGCTCCCTTAAGTGCTTCTTCCATAGGACCAATGACTCCCTTGCCCTTCTTGCCCTTAGGCTTCTCTTTCTTATGAGCCTTCATCACCTTACGGCGCATAGGCTTACGAGGGTGCTTAGACATAGGAGGACCGCCGATGTTCACGACGATCTTAACTCCAGGCATCTGAGGCTCATCATGGTGCTCCTCAGCCTCCTTGATCGCCTTCTCTACGTCCTCAACGAGATGCTTCTTAGGGATGTTCATTAGTATTTCTTCCTTCTAGATTGGGATGCCTTGATGGCTCTCCCTTGTCGTTTAGCTTTACCTGTAGCGCCCTTGCCTGTGTAGCACTTCCCCTTAGGGCCGTACTTCTTCCCAGGCTTGCTACCGGACTTGCACTTCTTTACAGGCATTAGTACTTGCCTTTAGCTCCACCGGGCTTGAGCCTCTTGCGAGCAGTGTTCATGCGCTTAACGCTCTGCCGCTTAGCCTTTGCTTTAGTTGGGTACTTCTTAACGGGGGTTTTTTTCTTAACAGGCATTACCATTTCTCCTTGTTGGCCCAGTATGCAGCGGACATCTTGCCCCTGGCTATGTTCTTGGCATGACGAGCTTTGAAGCTTTTGCGCTTCATTTTCATTTTCCGCCCCTCATCAGCCTTGGGCTTCCCAGCGGTCTTCGCCCCCTGCTCGCCAAAGCGTATTGTCTTAACCTTGCCACCTTCAGTAGCCACTACAACGTGGCTCTTCTTTGGGTGGCTTGGTGTTCGTTTAGGTTTATTAGCCCCAGATACGCCTGCACGTTTAACCGCTCTAGACAGCATCTCTCTGTATGATTGACTCGCCATTTTCTTGCCCTATCTGAGTGCCCTGTTTATTGTGTCGGCACACCCACTGGAGAAGTAATGTTTAATCCTAGCGAACTTACAGTGAAACAAGCTAGAGCCCGTCTCTGTGAACTTGATATTGCTGGCCTTGAGGAACTTCTTCAAGCAGAGATTGACGGTAAGCACCGAAGCTCCCTCATGGCAGACATCGGTAGAACCATCGACATGATTAAGACGGCTGAAGAGTCTGAGGCTGCTGAAGAAGAGGCTGTAGAGGTGGTTGAGGCTAAGCCTGAGGCTAAGCCTGAGCCTGTCTGCATCATCTCAGAGACTGAGTGGTTCAGGTTTCCCCGTGGTGTGCGAAAGGGCTGGGAACGACTCGATGACGGGACGTTCAAGAAAAGGTGAGCAAGCGTTGCACCAAGTGTGATGAGTCTCTCCCTCTTTCTTCTTTCCACCGAGACTCAAGGTCTAAGGATGGTAGGCGTGCTAGCTGTGCCCCTTGTGTGGCTAAGTCGAGCAGGGCTAGGTCTGAGGCTGAGCCTGTTTGGGACCCTAGCGTCACCCACAAAACATGTACTAAGTGCAGCCTAATCCTCCACATTGATGACTTCGGGGTAGCCCGCAGAATGATGGATGGAAGGAACTCTCGCTGTAGAGTGTGCTGCTCAGAGTCCACTGCTGAGTGGCAGAGGTCAGACGTAGGTCGAGTGAAGCACGCTGAAGCGGTTAGGCGCTATAGAGAGCGCAAGAAGTGGGGAGACAGTGGCGGGAGTCCCTGAGTTCGCTGATGACTATGAGCGGTATGACTGGGAGATCTACCAACGCTATCGGTGCATGGACAAGAGAGACAGATGGCCCTCAGCAGACGGCATCTTCGTGCTCGGTCCTCCCCTCCCTCCTGACGCTCTAGTATTCACTCACGACAAAGCTACAGAAGCGTTCAAGCTAGCTACAGCTAAGGGGTACTTAGCCATGATCCCCTGCTCTACTGAGCTTGGGATTAGCAAAGTTGTAATGAGACGAATCTTCGACAGGATGAACGGGATAGACATCGCCTTTGTCGTGTACGAAGGGACGAAGGTGGGAAGTAGGTACCACTGCAGAATGGTTCACAAGAAGAGCATCGCGTACATGAAAAAGACGCTTCCGCTCTGGATAAGGGAGTCTAGACGTGGCGGTCAAAAAACGAACCCAGAGAACGTCCGACGAGTTAGGAGAGGCGGAACTTCTTCTTGATGAGAACAAGGACTTCACCACCTTCGCGGAGAAGAACTTGTTCATCCAGACTAAGAAGGGTGAGCTAATCCCGTTCAAGCTGAACAAGAGCCAAGTCCTCAGGCAGAAGATGCTTGATGAGATGGATGCTGCTGAGATACCCATCAGAGTCTGGGAGGCAAAGGCTAGACAGGCAGGGTGCAGCACCCACGTTCAGGGATGGATGTTCCACAGGTGTGTGACGAGGCGTGACGAAGCTGGGTTGATTGCTGCCCACGCAGACCACGCTGTTCACAGCATCTTTACAAAGACAAAGCTATTCCTAGACAACCTACCCGCTCGCCTCCAGCCACTGACGAAGTACAACAACAGGGCTGAATTAGACTTCAGAGCGCCTGTTGGTCCTAACGGTCTACGAAGCAGGCTTACAGTGATGACTGCTAAGAGTGCAGAAGACGCTCGCGGAACGACAGCTAGGCTCGCTCACTTCTCAGAGGTAGCCTTCTACAAGCAGCCAGAGCGTTACTTCCTAGCCACGCTCCAGTCTATGCCTGACGAGCCAGGGACCTTTGCCTACGCTGAGTCTACTTGTAATGGCTCAGGAGACTTCCACCACACGATGTACCTAGGTGCCAGGGTCTGGAATGAGGAGCCGTATCCCTGGATGCCTCTTAAGAAAAAGTACCCAGGAGACCCAGACTCAACGTGGTTTGCCTACTTCACTCCGTGGTTCATTGTTGATGAGTACACTCGTCCTCTTAAGTGCTCTCCAGAGGAGTTTGAGAAGTCTATTAACCCAGAAGAGAGGGCTCTCCTTGATAACTTCGGGGAGTGGATTGACCTAGAGAACCTGTCATGGCGCAGAGAGACGATTGCCTCTAAGTGCGGCGGCTCTGTGCAGCGTTTCCATCAGGAGTACCCAAGTACTGACGAGGAGGCTTTCAGCGCCTCAGGATCCCCTGTGTTTGACAGGGATTCCATCCAGGCTCAGAAGAACATTCATGGGTGCTGGTGCGATATGTGCCTCCCGTACTCTGGCGCGATTAAACCAGATGAGAACGTGGCTCCTCCACATAAGTGGTACGAGATAAGGGACGCAAGTAACTACCCCCTAGGTAGGGAGCGCCTCTACTCCACCTATAAGCCAGAGCTTGATGAGGCGTCTGATGGCATTGGGAGGATGTCTGTTTGGGCAGACCCAGAGCCAGGATATCGGTACATAGTTAGTGCTGACGTTAGCAAGGGCACTGGGAGTGGTGACTGGGACCACTTGTGTGTCTTTAACCTAGCTACCCTTGAGCAGGTTGCTGAGTGGAGGGGGAAGATTGAGTTAGACGCTCTGTCCCCCCTGTGTCTTCTTGTCGCCATGCACTACAACAACGCCATCCTAGCTCCAGAGGTGACTGGCCTTGGGGCTGGTCTAATTGCTCTGCTTGAGCGCTCTAGGTACTGGAACCTCTACAGGCGCATCACCACAGACACTCTTGGCGGTCCTGGGATACACCTTGGCTGGGACACGAACAGGAAGACAAAGCCTGCGATGGTTGGCTTGATGCAGAAGGCTCTCAAGGAGGGCTACGTCAAGATTCATTCAAGGCAAGTCCTTGATGAGATGGAGGCGTACACAAGAACGATCCTCTACAGCAAAGACGGGATTGACTCCCTGCAAGCAAGGATGTCTGCCCCCCCTGGAAAGAACGACGACGCTTGTGTTTCAGCCATGATTGCCAATGCAGTCGCCCACTACACCCCTGGAGGCATGACGAAGATCAACGCCACAGAGGTGGATATGGATAAGGCTATGGACCACAACCAGTGGTCAGACGAGGACTGGTCTACTTACGAGCAGAGTCAGTCTGCTACGAGGAGATTGCTCAGTGGGAAGAGGCGGCAGTAAGCCCGTAGACCCCCCACCCTGTCTTCACGATGTCGCCTGGATTTTTGTACACAACCTCGTACACATCCTCCTTTGACAGACCGCTCACCTCTACGATGTCCTTTAAGCGCATCTCCCCCTGCTCTTTGAGCAGAGCTTCGATGGCATCCCTGGTGGGGTGTGCTGTTGCAGTCTCCTCTTCTTTAGAGCTTGGGGGCTCAACGACGGCTGCTTTTGTGGCTCCGAAGCGACCGCAGTGCCAACACCGAGTCTCTCTAAAGCCGGAACGTTCAGCGATGTCGTAGACGGCTGGCTTCGTTGTCCAGTCAAACTTCCTGCTACACAGATGGCTCGCACACTTCATTTCGTAAATACGCATTACTTCCCCTTAGTTTTAGAATTTACCCATGACAGCTTCAGCGCTGGATGGAGCCACTTCTCTTGGCCCATTCCCAGCAAGGGTCTCTCCTTCAGCCCCCATGCCAGTATTCTCTACGCCACCTTCAGCCCGTGGGTCTTCAGCCGCTTGACCAGCAGCCCCAGCAGAAATAGCTGCTCCTTGTAGCTGCGACAAGGGACCGACAAGGACTCTCTTGTCCTGACGCCATACCTTGAAGGCTTGGTCCATGAAGTTCTGAATTGCATCAGGAGGAAGCACTCCTCCCTGAACCAGAGGAGCAAGCGTTCCAGTGACTCCCTGGATAGTCTGAAGCAGACCCATAAAGGCTCTCTGCTCTTCCGCAGGGTCAACTGGGATTGTAGACCCAGCCTGAATGTTCACATCGTAGAAGCCCTGGATGTCAGAGGCAGTGAAGGAGATGAACTCATCATCCCCAGCATCACCGTCAATCCTTAGGTAACGAACCTCATCAAAGTACTGGCGCATGATTGAAAGCATCTTGCGGCCAATGTTTGAGATGAACTTCTCAGTCCCCTCTAGGCGCATCCCAACACGACCCTTAGTAGCGGCAGAGGCAATAGCAACCTCAGTAGCTGTGGTCCCCTTGCGGCTTGCTCCTCCACGTTGGAAGGAGTCAATGCCTGAGATCTCATACATCAGCTTAGCTAGACCACTGAGGACCATCGGAGTGGTACTCGGAGGGGGAGCTTCAGGAAGGAGCATGAGAGCGTCCTGAATTCTAGCCACGCTGGCAGGAACCTCAGCTACAGCCATGTCTTCCTCAGACTCAAGGAGTCCAGCAAGCTGACCGGACTCAAGGGCTCCAGGGGCAGCAACGAACTTGCGCCGTGAAGACAAGCGGTGGTGCCTAAGGATGTAAGCCCACTCGTCGTTGAGACGCTGAGCGATGTCCTTGATGGAGTAGAGGTCAGCGACTCGCGTGCTGTAGAAGTTGTTAGGGACATCGACAAAGCGAAGGACTTCGTAGGGGTAGCCCTTCATCTCAATCGGGTCTGCGATGTGCCGAAGGATAGAGTCCTGAGCGTCACCAGTTCCTGGGTTCTTAAGCATCCACATGACGTAACGACGAAGACCGTCACCTACATCACCCCAGTATCGAACCTCATAGAGCGTCACATACTCAGGCTCAATCTCAGGCTGGTTGAGATTGTTATGAGCCGAGTACCCAGTAAGGGTTGCTGGGATTGCCTCCTCAAGCCAGGAGTCAGCGACGACGCCAGAGGGGACGTTAAACCTGTCGTCCTCCCTCAGGTCATCAAGACGAACAATCATTCGCTCGCATACCCAAGGGCACTTCTTAAGGTCTGTGTATCCAGGGGGGATGAGTAGGTCCCAAGGACAAACTCTGTTGTATGTGGGGTTATCGTCAGGGCCTTCCTCAAACGACATCTGGTCGTCTGCCATGATTCTACGAAGCTGTCGCTGTTGCTCAGCAGTAAGGGCTCCGTCCTGCTCGTCTCCAGGCAGCGGCTTCTCTGGACCACTGTCGTAGTCTTCCTCTGTGTAGAAGGAGCCACTCCCCTCGTAGCCAACCTTAGCCACACCTATGCCAAACAGGATGGTGTCTAAGACAACGCTGCGAGTTGTTCTGTTTCCGTCAATCTCATTCCAGACGTAGTTCAAAGCACTCTCTGCCACGCGAGCAGACTCTTTGTCACCGGGACGACGAGGCTTAACGTAAATATATGGGTTGGCTGAAATGACCCCAGGAATGATGGTGTTGGCGTTAGCCAATAGGAAGTTGAAGTTAACTTCCTGCCCCTCTTCAAAGTGGAGACCGTCTGGTCCCCCAGTCCCTTCAGCCGAGTAAGCGTGCTGTACAGAGCGCCAAATTGGGAGATGGTTTTCCTCAATAATCCTTTCCGATTCCTCGATCTTTTCGACCCAGGTTGAGATTGCTGAGGAAGACATCTGAATTTTTATATTTTCGTTTGGCATGGTTCCGATGGTACTTGACAAAACTTTCTGGTTAAACTCATATCCAGATCACGCGATAATGCGTTTGGAGGAACCATGACAGCAGAAACGCCCATCGACAACTCTGAAGAAACCCTTGAAGAGGACAATTTTGAAGAGATCGGTAGTGAGGCTGACGATGCCTATGGTGAAGAAGAGCATCTAGCTGACCAAGTTGAACCTGAGCAAGAAAGCGACGAGGATTCTTTCTGGGGTGGAAACCCTGAAGAGCTTCCTGAAGAACTGAAGTCTTCTTACAAGAACATGCAGGCTGCGTTCACTAAGCGAATGCAGCGAATGGCTACTCTTGAAAATAAGTACTTTGATTCTATCGACGCTGCCAATGCTGCCGTGCTTGCACGACAGGATTCTCAGGCTCCCGTTGAGGAGGTTGAAGAGGATAGTCCTCCTGACCTTTCTCAGGGAGCAAAGCCTGAAGACGTAATCTCCTATTACGTTGAGAAGGAGGTTCAGAAAAGACTTGAAGCCTCTGGCATCAAGAACTTGGCCCAGGAGATGCAACCCGTTGCACATCGAGAGAGAGTTACAGGGGCTTACCGACAGTTTGCTTCCTCTGCTCCCAACCTCGATCACCAGAAGCTTGCGCCGCTGACAGGTCAGATCATTGATAATGATCCTGAACTTGCTGAGCTGGCACAGGTCAACCCCGCCGCTGCTATTCGTCTCGCTGCCCGTGTTGCACAGGCTGAGATGAAGGCAGTATCTACTAAACAAAAAAGTCGAAAGCGTCGTCAGGCTGCTCCTGTGTCGGCTCGTAGTGGAACCGTTGTTAAGCCTAGGCGAGAGTCTATGCTTGATGCAGCCACCAGAGCCCTCAAAGAAGCTGGCTTGAATCCAGACAATTTCTAACTAGATAAGGAAATATCGTGGCAAATCCAACAGCTACTATTACTTGGAACCGGGTCTACTCGACTACCGCAGCGGCAGAACGCGCTTCGGTAGCGATGGAGATCGTTCAGGCTAACCCCCTCCTCTGGCACATGTACCGCCAGGGCGCAGTCGTCTACGAGGGAGGCACTGAGTGTCGTGTCCCCGTGGTCCTCACCGAGTCGCAGAACATTGGTGCCATTGGCACTTATGAGACTTTCTCTACCACTGCTGAAAACGGTCCTACCAAGGCTCGTTACCCAGACTGGTACAAGAACCGCGCTTCGATGGTCATTGACAACACTGAGCTTGCTCAGAACCGTGGCAAGTACCAGATCGTCAACCTCCTTCAGGCCAAGCAGGCGATTTCTAAGATCAGCATGATCAACGATCTCGCTCGTCAGCTTTACGCTGATGGTGGTGCTGGAACGGCTACTCCTAAGGAGATCAACGGCCTCCAGTCGATGATTGAGTTCGACATCGCCGCCAACCAAGCAAAAACTGTTGGTGGGATTCCGAAGTCTGGTGCTGCTGGCGGTTTTGCCGAGTGGTCTAACCAGTACGGCGCAATCACTGCGTTCGGCACTGACGGTCTAGACGTTTGGGAAGAGGTCTACATGAACTGCTCTAAGAAGGGCACTCATCCTGACATCATCCTGACGGACCCGCAGGTCTACCGATTCTTCAAGCGACTCGTTGCTCCGAATCAGGAAGAGCGAGACATCGCGATGTGGAACCAGGGCTTTGAGAACCTGCTCTTCAACGGATGCCCCGTGGTCCCCGATGAGGAACTCGCAGCAACTGGCAAGACCTTCTTCTTGACGACCAGTGGAAAGCGCGGAGTCACTGACTTCAACCTGAAGCCGGAATACTTTGAGGTCCCCGGTAAGAACCCGCTTGTTCAGGGTAAGGGCACGGCCATTGGCCTTCAGCTCGCCATCCTGTCTTCGGACGACTTCCGTCAGACTGAGTTCCTCACGCCGCCTAACAGCGATGTGATTCTCAGCCATACCTACTTCACTTCGATGCTCGTTGCTTCTTCGTTGTCCCGTCAGGGCTGCACGAAGTTCAGCGGCGCGATTCAGTTTTAAGCTAAGAGAGGGATACTAAAATGTCTGGATTTATGTTTGGTGGTTCAGCTCTTACGCTGGACGTTGGTGTTGTAAACGCAACAGGTGCTGCTGTTACTGAGGGAATGGTTCTTGCCATTGAACTCGATGACGTAGCGACGGCAGCGAACAACGACGGGCTTCGCGCTCAGCTTCCCGTCGTTGCTGGAGTTAACCCCGAAATGGTTGTTACTGTTCACGGTGCTGCTCTTGTCCCTACTGGTCAGAGTATTGCTAACGGTGACAACTTGATTGTTCGTGTTGTTGGACCCTGCAAGGTTCGTGTTGATGGTAACGCTCAGAATATCGCTATTGGCGATATGCTCTACACGGTCAACGGATCGTCTGACTTGGTTACTGGTTCGTCTCAGCCGGATGTAGTCACTGCCCCTGCGGCCTCTGACGACCCGGCTGGACGAGGTGCGCGTGTTGCTGCGACCGTTAGTCTTCAGATCGCTCTTCGGACGAAGGCTATTGCGCGAGAGGCTGCTACGGCAGACAACGCGCTGATTAACGCTTGGATGAAGGGCCTTCCGGCTTAACAACGTGTGTCAGGTGGGGGGCTTCGGCCCCCTGCCTTATGCAATTAGGAGATTAGAATTATGGCTGTTGCCACACACGTTAGCCGGGTAGCGAAAGAGTACGCTCCCTTTGGCTATTCTATTATGGAAGAAGCTACGGTACGGACAAACAACGGTGGAGCGAACCCAGGGCGGGCTCTCGTTTTTACTGCCGATGACGCAGATGTTTACATCGAGGGGATTTACGTTGTTAATGACGGCGCTCAGATTGTCACCACCGGGTCCTCGGCTAATAAGTTGCAGGTAAGCGTTTCTACGGCCCCTCTCGGGGGAGATCGAACGGCGTCTCCTACGTGGACGGTGATTTCTGGGCTTGTGACCTCAGACGCCACTAACTGGAACTCCGGCGCGTCTATCAGTGTGCCTGTGACAACGCCCGTTGTGGCAAATGGTCAGGGTATTTGGCTTGAGATTCTTCCTCAAGGCTCCTACTCCGTCACATGCAACATTGGCGTTGTGGTTCGTTACCGCCGCAAGGCTTAGTCTAAAACTCACTCGCTTAAGGAGGGTCGTTCGTGAACCTTTCGGAACTCAGAACGGCTCTCCAAGAGCGGCGTGAGGACTACTCAGCCTCCGACGCTAAACTCAATCGTCGGATTAATCAGGCGTACCTAGACATCTGCTCTAGGCGTAAGTGGGGATGGCTTCGCAGGGAATACACTGCGAACACCCACGCAAGCACTACGATCACAGGGTCTGGCCCTCCTGGCCCCCCACCCCTCCCTACGGGCGTGAACCTACCGACTGAGATCGTAGCTACGAACGGGACCAACGAGATTGGCCTTGGTCCTGACATAACCCCTGGCCCTACAGTGCTGGGAAAGAGGGTGCTTATCGACAGCGCCTTCTACACAGTCATAGACATGAACCCAACTGGGGCCACTCTGTTCTTGGACAGAGTCTATACAGGCAAAACTTACCCAGATTCTACGACAGACCCTGCTGCATGGGACTACGGAAGCATCAAGGTGATCTATGACGAAGTAGCCCTCCCACTAGGCACAGAGTCAATCATTGAGTCCTCTCTCTTCACAGGCTCTACCTCCTACGCTCTAAACTTAGAGGCTATCCAGCCAGCCACGATGTCCATGCGTGACAAGGATGTCTCTGGTCAGCCCACAGCTTGCTCTGTCATAGAGAAGAAGCCCATCTACAGGCCGCGCAAGAAGGTAGGTGACTTCGGGCCTTTGATCTCTAGCGATCATGCAAGTGGAAACCTCACCCTCCTCGCTACTTACACGTACTGGTACAGCTTCTACGATCAGAAGTCTGGAGCTGAGTCTGCTCTAAGTGAGCCATCTAGCGTAACCCTGACTGGAACCCACGACAGAGTGACCCTACCCTCGGTAGTGGCTCGCAGGGACTACGTCCTCCGCATCTACAGAAGCACTGCTGGTGGGTCTGTGCCGTACCTTCTCAGGGACAAGCTTGAGCAATCTGTCGCGGTTGTTGACGACGAGTCTGACGACTACCTAGGCACTAGAGGCCCTGACAGCGCCTCTACTATGTTCCTGACTCTCTACCCATACCCAGACTCCACCTATCAAGTTCACACGCTCCTGATGATGGAAGCTCTCAGGCTTGATGATGACGACGACCGTCCGATGTTTGACTCTGGCTACTCGACTACTCTTCTTGATGGCGCTGAGATGCTGATGCTCAATGCAGAGGATGAGCAGTCTAGGGCTAACTCTGTTCAGCGACGTTACGAGATGGGTATCCAGAGGATGATCATGCAAGACAGGCTCAACTTCCAGCAGCGTGTATTGATTGGGAGAGGCGGGCGAAGGGTTGTAGGCAAGGGGACTTGGCTGTACAGCTCAGGCTCTGACGACAGCAACTTCAGGGCTTAGCCGATGTCTAAAGCCAGAGGGAAGCTACAGGCTTTTGAGGCTGTAAATGTTGCAGGCTTAGACACTCGCATCTGGCAGGGGAAGGGATCTGCTGGGGCCATTGATGGAGTTGAGTTCTCTCTGAGGGGGGAGATCGTAAAAGCCTTCGGCTATCAGAGGCTTCTTACTTGGGAGAAGAAGGTAGAGGAGAAGTCTAGGGGCGAGGTTGAGGTAAATCCCCTTAAGGGCTTTGAAGTCCTCACGCTAGGGGCGTTCACCTGGGGAGGCAGCACAGAGATTGTTGTTGCTTACTGGGTTCCCCCAGACACAGACGGTCTAACGGACTCAAAGCGAGGCAAGGTCTTCATCGCATCCCTTGAGACGAATCGCCTTAAGGTTATCTACAGCTACTTCCTTGGGAAGACGAAGCCGAGACCAAACAAGTACCCAAGGTTTATTGACGCTGGTCCCTACCTAGTCATAACGATTGACGGGATGAAGCCTCGTAAGTGGGATGGTCGCTTGCTTACAATGATGGGGATTCACGTAGTCCCTGAGCCTGTTCAGGCTGCGGCAATAGTCGGCTTGGCAGACAAGCGGGCTAAGCCGACAGAGAAGCCAACTGAGGTTGGTGATTTCTGGGAGTCTCATTCGTTTGGTCAGGACGACGCTACAGCGGCAGAGCTTCAATACTTCCAGACCTTCCTGAACATGTACGGGCAGGAGTCAAACCTGTCTGCTGTGTCTAACAGGCTTGTCCTTAAGGACTACCTGATGGTTGACGCAAAGAGGTCGTTCGTTCCAGGGGGGGCGGCAGCAGCGAGCTTGGGCTCTTTTCAAAGCGGTACGCCTCAAGTTGGTACAGGTGCCCCTGGCATGGGAGTGACCACAGAGGGTAGCTATTCGACAGACGGCACCAGCGCTGCCACTAGTGTGCTCCCAAGCGTCACAAGGAACGAAGGCGCTGCAAACCTTCGCCTTGTAGCTTTCTTAGATCTAGGAGACCCACCTCCTCAGGTAGACATCACCCATAGGCTTATCTACAGAAGCGTTGGTAGCCAAGCTCCAACAGCCCTCCCTCGTAAGCTGGGAGTAGGGTCGAACACTCACTTTGACGTAAGGAGGGTTGTAGCCTCCTCTGTTACGCCTGCGCCAGGACCAGGGGAGAACAACCCCCCACCTCCAGCAAGATGGGCCTTCACGTTCAGAGGCCGCGTTTACTACAGAGGAGAGGACTCTGTCCTCTACTACTCAAAGCTAAACTTTCCAGAGGCTGTGTCTGCGACAAACTTCATTGAGATCAACACTAATGATGGCGATGAGATTACGGCTTGGGGCGCTGCTCAAGACTACGCGATTGTCTTTAAGAGAAAGAGTGCCTACCTCTTAACGCACGACAAGACGGAAGAGCCGATCATAACTCCCCTGCAAAGCACCTTTGGTGCGATCACAGACAGGGCTGTCATTAGCTTCGATAACAACACTTACTTCTTGTCGGATATTGGGTTCCATCTGTTTGATGGCTCTAGCTTCAAGAGGCTCTCTGCCGTACTAGACGAGAAGGTCAGGCAGCTTCCTGTGCATACAAGGGAAGCAGCAACGGTCTTTCCAGACAGAGCTAACAACAGGGTCTACATCTCTGTGAACGGCAACCCCGGTGTGGAGAACAACGAGGTCTGGGCTATCCACACAGATAGCGGGGCCTTCACGGTGATAGACAATCGGTCAGTGGTGGCGGCTGTTCCTTACAAGGGAGAGGTTGTTATCGCCTCTAACGAGGACTCAGACGGAGAGCCAAACCTTTTTCTGTGGGGGACTGGTTACGATATTGACGGCGCTGCGTTCACAGGAAGCTACTCAACAGAGTGGCTTGAGCTTAAGAACCCACACTCAGACAAGAGGTTCTACAAACTTCTGATGTACTTCGTTCAAACAGGAGACATCACGATGACAGTCTCTTGGTA